GTAAAGTTGCAGTATCATTGCCAACACCTGAACCACCTTTAATAGTAGAGTCGCCATCAACAACCAACCCATCCATCGTAGCTGTGCCAGTAACGTCTATGCCTGTGGAGGTGGTGGCTAGTTTAGTTGAGCCAGCGTAGTTCAAAGCAACGCTAGCAGCAGGAGTGAACGTGGCTGATGTAGCAACACCTTCGGTACGGACAATAAATGAGTCTGCCGCTGAGAGATAAAGGTTTCCCGTCCCTACATCGGATATAAAGCTGTGTGTGCCTGAGTGGTAAATCTGTAGGTCTGAGCCAGCACCGAACGTAGCTTTACCATTGTCGCCTAATGCAACATTACCAGTGACGTCTATGCCTGTGGCTGTGGTGGCTAGTTTTTCAGCTCCGTAGTGATATGCCTTTAATGCTCCTGTGCTTCCATCAGCCAGTAAGTAATTTGCAATACCGCCAGCCCCATCATCACTTTGAAGCGCAATATCTCTATCGTCAGAGTTATTTTTTAAGATTAATAAGCCCGTTTCATTTTCAATATAGCCATTAGCGCCTGTACTATATATTGCTAGGTCATCACTAGCACCAAACGTAGCCTTGTCATTGTCGCCCAATGCAATGCCGCCGTTGGCTGTGATTTCTCCAGAGGCTGTTAAGCCTACGAAGCTAGGACTGTCTGTAGTAGCAACGCCTTGGTTAAGAGCTTTGACAGCAGTGATGTTAGTCAACTCGCTGTCCATGAGTGCGCCAGCGGCTGTTACGTTGGCTGTGTCCGTAACGTCTGCAAGAGCTTCTATGCCTGCTAGTTTCACACCATCAGCTAATACAATAATGCTACCAGCATTGTCTTCAGTATACAGTTTCTTGTCTGCTACGTTGACCGCCAGTTCACCTTGAACCAACTGACCTGCTGTGGGGACGGCAGAAGCTGTAGAGCTATTCTTTGTTACAATAGTTGTTGCCATAGTTAATTACCTTTAGTAAGTTCCGCCGTCAAGCGTACCAGTAGTCATGTTGTCTGCGTTTAAAGTAGAGGAAGAAGTTAGTTTAGTGGCTAAAGCGTTTGTCACTGTTGTGGAGAAGTTAGCATCATCTCCTAAAGCTGCTGCAAGTTCATTTAATGTATCTAATGTTATAGGCGCAGAGTCTACTAAGTTAGCAATAGCTAGGCTAACCGCTGCTGCTGTATTGGCCTCACTTGTCGCTGCTGCACTAGCACTTGCTGCTGAAGCTGATGCACTGCTTGCGGAGGCTGCCGCTGACGTAGCTGACGCTGTAGCGCTTGTAGAAGCTGCTGAGGCGCTGTTGGCTGCGTTAGTTTCGCTAGTAGCTGCGTTAGACGCGCTTGTAGAAGCTGCTGAGGCGCTGTTAGCTGCGTTAGTTGCTTGTGTAGTTGCCGTAGCTGCGCTTGTGGACGCAGACGTAGCGCTGTTAGCTGCGTTGGTCTCGCTTGTAGCAGCATTGCTTGCGCTAGTGGCTGCATTGGTCTCGCTAGTGCTTGCTTCAGCAGCCTTAGTAGACGCTGTTGATGCAGAGGTAGCTGCATTGCTTGCAGAGGTAGCTGCGTTGCTTGCAGAAGTAGATGCTGCTGATGCGCTAGTAGCTGCGCTAGAGGCGCTAGAGGAAGCATTAGATGCTGACGTAGCTGCATTGCTTTCTGACGCAGCAGCGTTAGTTGCGCTAGTAGATGCTTCAGTAGCTTTGGTAGTGGCTGTAGAAGCGCTCGTAGACGCATTAGAAGCGCTTGTGGCTGCTTCTGACGCTTTAGTGGTAGCCGTGGTAGCGTATGTGCTTGCCGCGCTCTCAGAGGCTGCTGAGGCCGTCTCTGACGCACTAGCATTTGTAGCTGAAGTAGATGCTGAAGCAGCGCTATTGGCTGCGTTAGTTTCGCTAGTGGCTGCGTTAGTTGCTGACAGCTCTGCGGCAGTTTGAAACACACCTGCGCCTGTCTCGCTTACTGCTGCGGCTGCTGCACTAGCAGAGGCTTCAGCGGCTTTGGTAGCTGCTGTGGTTGCTTGTGTAGACGCTGTAGCTGCACTAGCAGCAGCCTCAATTGCTTTCGTAGAAGCTATAACAGCTTGGGCAGTGACTAGGCCTAGGGTAGCATCGTTGGTAGAATCACCAGCACCGCCCTCACCTCTAAATATAGCCATTGTAGCTCCTAAGAAAACAACCGAATATAATAAAAAGAATAAAGAAAGGGGACTCCGAAGAATCCCCGTTCAGTTGTATTAGCCTTGAACAGCTAGTACGAGACCTGCTTCTGGACGAAGTACCTGAGTACCGTACAGAGTGTCAGCAGTGTAAAGAGTGCCTAAGAACTCTTGCTTGTACTGAGTCTGTGAACGAACACCTTGTTGTTCAGCCAGAACCATAGCGTCTTTGTGCAACAGAATAGAAGCACGAACGCCTGACTCAGTTGTTGGGCAGTTGCTAGACACATATACGTTAACGCCGTACAGGTTACCAATCTGACCGTTCTTAACACCTCTGCCGTCTACGAAGTCAGAAGACATGTAGCGGTCAATGCCCATGATTGCGTTACGCAGAGCAGGTGGAACAACGTAGCTACGACCGTCCATTGGTACGTCTTCGTCATCAAGCTTCTGAATCAGGTTACGGAAAGCAGCGTCAGTGAAAGCGCCTACGTCACCAGTGCCATCAATGTCGTATGCTTCCAGAGCTGAACTAGCACCAATTTGGAAAGAAGCGCTGTGTGCCCAAGAAGAGCCGTCACCGTTACCCAGAGACTTGCCCAGAGCAAACAGGTCATCGTCAACTTGCTTGGCCAAACCGTAGCCAGCGTCACCAGTGTAGAACTGACGCAGTGAAGCGAGAGCCTGTACGTTGGTGATGTCTTCGATCAAACGAGAGAACTCGAAGTGCTTGTTGATGCTGATCAGTACTTCTGATTCAGTGTTGTTTTGGATAGTAACAGCGGTGTTAGCTACTTTTGCGTTAGCAGTACCACGGACAGGCTTAGGAACGTGAATGGTATCACCTTTCTTGCCTGACATGCTCATCTTCTTAACAAGGTTTGCAAGAATCAAGTTAGTTTGATAAGCTGCTACAACCTCGTCACTCCAGATTTCTGGGATAAAAGTTGCTGCGCTAGTGTTGTCTACTGCACCGCCCATAGCGGGGTATACTGAAGTTGCCATAATATAAAGTCCTTAAAGATTTAGTGTCGGACTCTCCCTTCGGAATAGGCTTTGATGATTTCACTAGATAAAGCCAAGTATCGTTCTGGATCGTCCCTCATTAGTTTAATAATGTCGGCGCGTCTATAAACTTTCTTCCCTTGCGTCTCTCCACTGCCTTGAGCTGTGCCTGTTGATGCAGTTTTGATAGCAGCTTTGCGACCTGCCATTTCAGACGCTACAGTTTGATTAACCGCTTGTTGACGTTCTTTCCACGTTGTGAAGAGTTCATCTGCTGCATCATAATCGTACTGCTTGTCTGCCTGAGCAAAGAGCTGTTTTCTAATCTTAGAACCTTGAATCCAGTCAACAAACTTCTGGTCTTGTAGCACATTCTGCATGTCAGGATGACGCTGCTGTAGTTGTGAAAGTGCTGTAGACTTTTTGTATTGCTGTGTTACTGCTTCAGCTTCCCTAATCTTAGGGTGATTATCAATAGCTCTCCTGACGGCCTTGTCAGGGTCTGAGAAGAAGTCTATGTCTTCGTCAGGTTCTGGTGCTTTTTGGTTGTCGAGTTGTGTCTTTATATACTGATCGACTACGCCGCGTAACTCACCTACCTCGGAACTCTGCCGCCCTAGGAGCTTCTCAGCTTCTTGGTGCATCCGTACAATCTCAGCAGTACTCTTCCCTTTGTACTTCTCTGGTATGTCTTCTTCAGGAGGTTGCTGATATTCAGGCTCCTGTTGAACGGTGTTTACTTCGTCTTCGTCTTCTGGACGCTCGTCTATGAGTGTTGCCATTATTAAACTCCGTGATCTAAATCATTGTGGAGGTTTATATTATGAAAGGGTTCTTACGAGTTAGCCTTTCTCTCTTGTAATATCTTCTGCTGACGATTCTTCGCCCACTTCTCGGTTGCACCTAAAAAATCACCGCTAATGGGGTCTAAAGCAGAACGTACAGGAGATATAATCTTCTCAGCCATCTTGTTACAATCTAAGCAAGGTGTGTGTGTTACTCCAGATTTGACAAGTCTTTCATTGACATGTCCATCTTCACATTTAAAATCAAAAAGCAGAGCCATTACGCTTCTACTTCTTCTGGTTCCTCGTTAGCTTGCTCTTCGGCTGCTTTGATTTGAGCTTCTAAGTTGAGGATGTTTGCAATGACTGCCAGTTGCCCTTTACGGAAGTACAGGTCATTACCATCTTTACACGCTTCAACTGAGTTGATAACAGTAGCGTTCTGCATAAGGTCTTGCTGTAGTTGTTTCCAGCCAGTGTCCATAAACATAGTGCGGTAGTTATCGTAATACTGCTCAAGTTCTTTATCAATCATACTGTTTCTCCATTTAGGACAGTTTTTATAAGTTATTGTTATATACTACAGCTCTATTATAACACAAAATGCTATAAAAGTCAAGTGTTATTTCTTGCTTTCCTTCTTTTTTGTTTTTTTACCCTTACCATACATAGCGCCATAGCTGTCATCAACCTTTGTAGAGGCTGTCTTACGCTGCCCGCTGCTCTTACCACCGTATGTTTTAACTTGCATTACCATTTCTCCTTATCTGCCCAGTAAGCTGCTGACATCTTGCCTTTAGCAATGTTAGCACCGTGTCGCGCTTTGAAACTAGCGCGTTTCTTCTTCATTGTTTCGCTTTCGCCTGCCTTGGGTTTGCCCGCTGTACTAGCGCCTTGCTCACCAAACCTGATTGTCTTAACTTGGTCGCCTACCTTGGCTACAACAACGTGGCTTTTCTTTGGATGGCTAGGTGTACGCTTAGGTTTATTATAACCGCTTACACCTGCTCTAGCTAACCGTGGGTCTTTGTCTGTTGGCATATCTATGTCTCTCTCTAGGCTAGTCTTGCTTGGCCTTTGGCTTCTTAACAACAGCCTCTTGCTTTTCCTTAGCCTCCAGTGCAGCTAGTCGCTTTAACACACCTTCAAAGCTGGCATTAACCTGCACTACAACGTCTTGTAACTCTCTGCGTGTAATCATTGTGGCATTAGTCCTTGTTGTTGTGGTGCTACTGGGGCTTTAGAACCCTCTTTGACAGCAATCTCACGCTCTTTAAGCAGCTGCTCAGACACTTTCAGACGGCGCTCAAACTCTTTGTCGTCCTGTGTACCCGCTTGTAGGTTAGTAGTCACTGCTTTCATGCGCTGAATCTCTAGTTCCTGCGGAATTACTTGAGCTTCCATAGTAATCTTCTGCGCTCTAGCTTGAGATTCTGTAGCTTGTCCGTTAAGTGCAGCAGTTTGTGACGCTTGGAAGGCCAACTGAGCTTGCTGTGCTGCTTGTTGTGCCTGCTGTGCTTCTGGATTAGGCTCGTTAGCTTGCTTCAAAGACGCAATAAGCTCTTCACGGTTAGAAAGATTCATGTTATCAATGATAGATTGAATCAATTGTGGGTACATAGGGGTGTCTGGAGACATTGTTTGCAGCAATTGCACCAACTGAGTTACTTCGTATTCACGAGCAATGATACCCAGTGAGCTACTAACTTCAAACTTGTAGTCAGCAACAGGGTACATCTCAGGTTGGAACTGCATATAGCGATAGGCAGCCTTAGACACCAGAGGAATGATAAAAGATTCTTGGAAATTGATCAATGTACGCTTGTGACGCTTGATGATAGCGCCTAAGCTCATAGAAACGCCCGCTGCCGTGGCTTCTCCGTTAATAGACCCTGAGATACCAGCACTGTCTATAGCGCCTGTAGCGGTCTGTACCATGCGTTGTAGGGCATCTGCTTGTGCGAAGGTAATTTGATTAACATTACCAAAGTTAAACGGCTGTAGCACTTCTGCTGGATTGCCGTTTGTCAAGATAATTTTTCC